CTAATGGTGATGTTTCTACTACTTTATTGGCCGCTTCGTGGATGTAGAAGCCAGGGGTGTTGATCTTGCGACCATCCCCTTGGTTCTCTGTGCCTACTGTTGGTGCTGGTAATCTTGACATTTAATGTACTCCTAAGTTATTAGGCGATCATGTGTGCACGGATGCTCACACCCTTTTTTGAAGGAATGAATGCGTCGTAGTAACGTCGGTATTCACATACTGATCCGTCGATACCCTGTACTTCTGTAAGTACGCGAGCCATTTGGAACTTGGTTGGGCTAATCATTGTTGCTTCGTGGATGAATAGGTAACCAGTGTTAGCTACTAGGTAGCTTGATGGTACAACTTTCAACTTAACACCGTCAACCATACCGATTGTTCCAGTTTTAAGGTCTGCATAACTCTTGTCACACTGCTTTACAAATTCAGGATCTCGCTTTAGAAATGAGTGAACTGTAGGGTTCATGTAACATACTCGTCCCTCTTCAGGTACTAGTGCGTTTGTCATTGCGTCGTTCTGATCTAGGAACTTCTCAAAAGCGTTAGTGTCAGTCAAAGCTGCTGTTGCTGTCTGGCTGTTTGCTACTGCATAAGCCTGTGCAACTCCTAGACGGTAGATGTCTGTTGCTGGTACTGCTACGTTACGTGCTTGGCGAGCGATTGACTCTTGAGCGTCTGTGACGTTCATTTGGTCGTCGTTAGTACGTCGGTCGATTGACCATGTTGCACCTTTGTCTTGTGAAAGTGTGAATGTCTGTGTCTGTGTAGAGATTTCGTTCATTGTTCCAAAACGGTTTACACCGTTAGAAACGTAATTGACTTCTGCTACGTCATCTATTGAATAGATTGTTACTGCGTTTCGTCCTTCAAAATCGAGTTTTACGTCGCCTTTGTTGACTATATCTGTTGTTTTAGACGGTAAGCTAAAAGCTTCGTCTAGGACAGCTAAGTGTCCTGATGCTGCGTTAAATCCCATTGTAGTTGTTGCTTTCGTTTGTTTAAAGCAACGAGATATTCAGAGTGCTACTATCCGCCCATTCCTCTTTTGAAAGCGTCCATCGCTGTATCAGCTACGGGTGCTTTAGGATTAGATTGTGAAGCGTTAGGTGATGCGCCTCCAGCTCGTTGCGTGTTTGCTAATTGCTGGAGTACTTCTTGCTTGGCTTCTGACTTAATTGAATTGGTATCGGGGGATGAACCTTTAGCTTCTCGGTAAATTTGTTCTAGGCTGGCATAACCAGCGTTTACTAATTGGCTTCTTGTGAACACGCCATCAGGTGTTTGCACTTGTTCTTGTAACAGTTGAGCCATTGCTGGTTCGTGCTGTTGCCAATCTTTGTGCGTTTCCTTGAACGTGCCTATCATCTTGTCCCTCTTGTAGTCTGCGATGAACTCGCCCATTCCTGGGTCTTGTCCTTGCTCTACTGGTGTGTTACCACTCAGTGACCTTTTCAGTTCAGATGCTTCTTGCGTGGCCTTAGTCATAAGCTTCTCAGAGTTGTAGGCCATCCGTGATGCTTTTTCAAACGCATCTTCGGCTGTACCGTCTAACTTCTTTGATTCTAACCAAGCGGCATACTCTGGGTCTGCTTGTGCTGGTTCTTGACTTGTTGGCGTTGGTTGTGGGGTTGCCGCCTCGTTTTCAACAGGTGTGACTGGTTGTGCATCTACTGGTGTAGTTGCGCCGTCTTGTACTGTTGAGTCTGGGGTTGTGGTTTGATCCATGTTCCGTACTCCTATTTATTGTTAATACTCGCCAGAAAGAGGACACGACATTGTGACTAGAGATCGGTGTTTATCCTTTCGGGAATTGTTTGGTTGAAAAGATAGCGATACTACGTCTTATTGTCGAATAAAGGGACAGGACATAGTCCGTGTCCTCATTCTGATTAGTATTGTTAATGTGCTGTTCGTTTATTCGTTGCCGTTAGCCGAACAAGTCCCTCTACAGCCTGGCGAGTTTGTTTTGAACTCACTGTAGAGAGGCTTGTTATTCCAACGGAGATTTAATAGCTATAATCACCTCCTTTATTCCTACGCCTCTATCTAAATCACGTACAGGTTTCTCATTGTTAATTGACTGAGCATTAGACAACTTGCCCTGATACATCTCCTCAAGCAAATCGAGTATGTATTGTCCATACTCTGACTGCACAAACCGTTCTGTCTGTAGTCGTAACTCTGCTTGGTCATCCATTAGGCTAACATCTCCTCTGCTGGTGATTCCTCTGGCGGTAATTGTTCTCCCATCATCTCTTCTGGTTGTGGCTGTTCTGATATACGCTTTACTTCGTCTTTGTCAAATCCAGTAATCTTAGGTAGTAGAAGTTCTTTGACTGCCTGTAGGTTGTTGGTAGGGTCTTGTATCAATATCTGGTAAGTGTTTAGCTGTTCAGCCTGTTCACGCTTCTCGGAGTTCTTAGCATCTATAGTAAGTTTAACCTTTGGTATGAAGTTACCTGAATACTTGCTTGGGTCGAATAGTACAGCACTAATACCGTTACTGCCTGGTTGCGGCACTATGAATGGGTCAGATATGAATAGTTGTGTAAGATATAGTGTCTTAATGGCTAGTACTTTAAGTGGGCCACGCTCTAGGCTCTTTATCTTCATTTCTATGCGTTGACCAGATTGTGCGACCTGCAGTTTTGCTTCAGTTGCGGTAACATCACTGTCTGAACCTACACCTTTAACGATCTGATCTGTGGCGGTGACTTCACGTATGTTGTTCTTAATAGAGTTTTCTTCGCCGAATGCAAGTGGTGGTACTTGGTCTTGTGGAATGTTAGCAACTTGTCCAGCAGTTCCCCATAGTACTGCGCCAGTAATACCCATAGAGTTCTTCTGTGATTTAAGTGCAGGGTCTACTAGTTTTTGTTGTATCAATGCTCTTGTAACTGCGTCTGACTTCTGGTTAGTGACATCATTTAAGCGTTCTTGTTCTTGCCAGAAGGTAGCAGTCTCGCTACGTCCTACTAATAGAGAGTTGTCTTTGTAGTTTGCCCATGTGATACCAGATAGGAAGCCTGTATATTCAATGCCTCTTAGTTCAGCCTGTGCCTTGAATGGGTTTACTTCATCTTCTATTAGGTATTGGCGGTTCAATACTGTGTAGCATCTGTCGTCTGTTTGTATCTCTATGACCTCTACTTGCTTGTTGTCTTTCTTTGCGTCGTAGTCAACAGTAGAACCAAACAACAGTTCTTCTTTCATTTGCTTATCGTGCTTGTCTTTTTCTGATTTAGAGTTAGTCTTGCCAATATCTTCAGGAATAGAGTAGCGTTTCTTCATAGCTCCTGGTTTTGCCTTTGGGTCGGTATCAGCAATTTCTTCATTGCGTAGTTCATCAATGTCGGCCATGTAGCGTCTACCATTGTATTTAGCAGACTTGTCTCTGCTTGCTGTTGGGTCGAAGATGTAATCAGGAAATGGTACTGTTACTAGTTCAGGATGGTCTACGTTCCATGTCAACCACCAAGCACCTGTTCCAGTCTTTAGTCCGTCACGTACTAGGTTCTCTAGTTCATTATCCCAGTCACCAATATCCCAGAAGTAATCATACAGAGCGTTAAGTACATCAAGTGTTTCATCTTCAATCACACCGCCACTAACTGCTTCACGTATTGCTTCTACTAGGAATTGTTCTTTAGTTAGCTCGCCATTCTCATCAAAGCCTTCTCCAAAGCGTTCTTCAAAGTACTTATATATGTCTTGTGGAATGAAGTCGGTGTTAAGATTACCAGTTGCTAGTGCAGCAACCATAGTCTCAATAGTTCCGAATGTCATAGGTACAAATGTATCTGCTACGCCTCGGTATCGGTTCTTGGATACACGTTCATTGTTATAAAGTTTAGTGTCACGTACATAGTCAGGCTTTAGCTTGTCGCTGTAAGACTTCCAGTCTTTGTGCATGTCCATGACCATTTTAAGCGTATCTTTTTCAGCACCTTGTTCAGGCTTGTCTGTATATGATGTTTTCTTGTCTTTCAATTTGCTATCAGTAACACGTCTACTAGTCATTATTATTGTACCATAAATTTCTTGTGGTTATCCAGTGGTAGGTTCTCTCCTAGGTATTGTATTGGGTCGGGTGCTATTACCATTTGTTGTAGGTGGTATTGCCATAAAGGTATTATTTGTAACCAGGTTTTGTCTGTGGACTCTTCAGCTTCCTCTGTGCTGATTATCCAGTTGCCGTCATAAACACCCTCTATCGCTTTAGCAAACCTGTCTACACCCCATAGAGCCTTAGCAAAGTCATGGTTGAATAGTAGTGAGCTAGGCCCACTGTATTGTAATCCGTACAGTGAGTACTTTTTAGCCATTTCTGGCAGTACAGTTTCTAGGTCTACTTCCCATCCGCCAGCTATAGCCTTAGTGATTGCTTGTTCTAGTATTTCTTTATTCATATCCATCCCTTAGTTTATGCCCATTGATTGCTTAATCCAGCCAGGAGCTGTTACTTCTTCATCTTCTTCGTCTTGTGGTCTAAGTCCCATAAAGCCATACATCAATGCGTCCATTGCGTGATCGTTGCCGTCCTCTGGGTCGTTCAATATGCGTCCATCTCTATCCTCTTTGTGTAGGTACTGTGTATACTCACGCCATACGTTAAGTGATCTACGTGTTACGCTAATCTTCTGCTGTCCTACGTAGTCAATACCAAATATTTTAAATGACTTCTTAGAGCCTGCACTTGTAATGCCGCCTACCTTTTTGACTCCGATGATGTTAAGCCCTAGCATCTTGAGTTCGTCTATACTCTTAGGCTCTGCGCTATCACCAATGATTAGGGTTTGGGGCGCTTCTTGATTCTGTATCACTGTTGCTGTCTCATTATTGTGCATACCTTTGCGGTACATTTCTTCATCAATGATATATCCACCATTGTAGTAGTAGATTGCTATCAATGCGCTAGGGTCATTCTTAAAGCCAAAGTCCAGCCCTCTGCGTTCTAGTCTAGCTTCATGCGGTATACCCTCTACTTGTACCCAGCCATTGTATACTCTACGCTCTACGCTGTTTGGTTCACCTAGCCACTTGTGCTTATACAGTGATGGTCTATTCTCTTTGTCATCTTCTATTTCATTCTTAATAACATCTGGTAGTAGTCCGTACTTCTCTGCTATGTCATAGTTGACGTTTATTAGGATAGTGTTTGGGCGGCCTTCTATCACTAGGCGTTGATGTACTGGGTCATTCTCTAGTAGTCGGTTGTAT